CCCCAACCAATTTGCAATGATGTGCGTGTTGGGTGGAAACGTCCAACAGCGTGAGGGACACGATACACCCCTGTATGTCTGACCCGGACGAATCTGATCCAGATAGGATAGGGTAAATTTTTAGTTTGACTTATACTATATATTGGTGTAAGATTTTTAAATGGGCTGTTAGTGATAGTGGTAGCACGGGAGCTTTGCAAGCTTTAGGGAAGAGTTCGATTCTCTTACGGTCCACCATTTTAAAGCGGGTATGATGTAGTGGTAGCCTTCGACCTTGCCAAGGTTGATGTGAGGGTTCGATTCCCTCTACCCGCTCCACTTTTAGAATATTTCTTATATATTTATAAGAATGAAGAAATTGAACGACTTAAAAAATAAGTTAAAAGAATTACAAGATGCTTTGGATAAAGCGGATGATAGTAATAATCCACATGAATCTAATAGAATTCGTGGTGAAATACAGAATACTATTAAAGATATTAAAAGAGAAGAGTTAAAACAACCGGTTTCAGTTGAAAGAGGCAAAGAGTTATTTGCTAATATGAGACGAGAACTTGGGTTGGATGAAACAATATCTTATAAAGAATTTTTTGATCTTTGAGAATTTATGGGCATATACTGGTATCGATTTAAGATAATTGATTAGTTAGGCGTGTAGAGGATGATAGTTGGCCTCTTAAAATTTCTATCAAAACATTAACTGCAGAAGATAATGTAATTAGCTATAACTTCACCTCCCGTGAAGCAGTAGCATTGGCAGCTTAAGGTTGCGCATTCAATATAATGATGTCTGATAATTATATTGGGTGTAAAATATCAGGCTATATCAACAATTTGATTTGCGTTGTTGATTGAGTATTTTGTAAATCTTTAGAACAATTAGTTTTGATATTTAATATAATTGTTTTTAACAACTAAAAAATGTATACACACGTAGTCTAATTATGATAAGGTCTTAAAGACAAGGGTTCGACTCCCTTTATGTCCACCAATTTAGGTGATAAACAAAAACAAATAGTAAAAAATAGTATATGACAAAACAAGAAGCAGAAAAGAAAGTGTATGAGTTGACGGAAAAGTTAATCTTTGTAAAGAAAGATTTTAAGGATGTAGCTGCGGGTTATAAGGATAAGATGAGGGAAATTGAAAGTGAAATTAAAGCGATTGTTGAAGAAACAAGTACGATTCCGTTAGCGTCATCCAAAGACATTGAAGGTGATGACGAGTGATTTAATTTATGATTGGTTATCATAAATTTGTAAATAAAACCAAATAATAACAATTAAACTATATAGTTAATATGTCTAAAAAGACTGATAAAAAAGAAAATAGTGTGGATAGTCTTGTAATTACAGAAGAAAAGTTTTATGTAATTACACGAAATGGGCTGCGAGTTAGTGAGTTGGTGTATGTTAATAAAAATGATGCAAAGACTGAATTTGATCATTGGAATGGCATTATCAAAAAGTGGCCTGATGGTACTAGAATTGAGTTAGTTGAGTATAACGAAACAAGACATAAAGTATTGTAAAGCACTAAAATAGTAAATTGATGTAACGCTATTAAAATAAATTTAATAGCGTTTTTTGTTTTTTGTAACAATCTTTTTGATATTTATATCTGTATGCCAAAAGCATCCAAACATAAATTATATACGTTACCTTCGAATTTCAATGAAATGAATAAGTTTATTGAAGTCAATAAAATTCAATTGATGGAACACATAGTTGCGTCAATTGAATATGCAATTGATAAAAAGTTAAGTTTTGTTGAAATATTTAGTTTTAAGAATTCTGACTTTGTTGTAACATTACCAACCAATCAATTTAAAGAAAATTTGGATAATGTTTACAGTTACTATATTGAAAAGGAACAATATGAGTTATGTATACGGGTTAAATCTGTTGAAAGTAAATTGAATTCAATCTTAGATAAAATTACTCATGAAAAAAAAGAAAAACCTTCAAAAAAGCAAAAATGATAATTCAAACATTAAAAATAATATTGAATATCATAGTAATGAACCCAAACAAGATACTAGTCCGATTGTATATCAAAAATCAAAATTAAAACATGAATTGTCAATATTTGAAAGAGAATTGACAGAAAAACAAAAAGAATTTGTAAATATAGCTTTAAATAAAGATACCAAAATGGTATTTGTTAGTGGTCCGGCTGGTACAAGTAAAACTTATATTACCATATATAGTGCTTTAAAATTATTGAATCAAAAGAAGGTAAGTGATTTGCTTTACATTAGAAGTGCGGTTGAAAGTGCAGATAGTAAAATTGGGTTTTTACCTGGTGAAGCGGATGAAAAGATGGCACCTTATATTCAACCATTATTGGAAAAATTAGCAGAATTACTACCAAACAGAGATATTGAAACTTTACAAAAAGAAAATCGTTTGGATAGTATTCCCCTTGGATTTTTAAGAGGATTGAACTGGAATGCTAAATGTATTGTTGCTGATGAAGCACAAAATATGACTGTAAAAGAAATAACTACATTGATTACAAGAGTAGGTGAATTCAGTAAAGTGTTTATATTGGGTGATCCAGATCAAAGTGATATTAACGGTAAAAGTGGTTTTATGAAGATAATGAATGCTTTTGATGATGTGGAAAGTAAAGAAAATGGTATTTATACATTTAAATTTACTGAAGAAGACATTGTTAGAAGTGGTTTAGTAAAATATATCGTTAAAAAATTAAAAAATGTTAAACCACAATGATATATATATCTATTAAAGATATATGTCCAATAGTAAGAAAATTACTGATTTAGCTGCTTATACTGATTCACAAGTTCAATCAAATGACTTGTTGTTTATTACAGATATTGCTGCGCAAGAAACTAAAAAAATTACTGCAATAGATATTGCGGACTATGCATTTAATGCAAAGTCCGCATCTATTTTTAATGGTAATTATACAGGCAGTTTTACAGGTTCATTTACTGGCAGTTTTAAAGGTAATTTAACAGGCACCAGTAGTTGGGCAACTAATGCATTAGTTGCAGATTCAGTGACGGGTGGAACAGGAGAAGCCAATACTGCATCAAATACAGGTTCATATGGATATGGATTAGTATCAAATAAAGTAGGAGTAGACTTAAGATTCAAACAAATTGGGGCGGGAAATAATGTAAATATTGATTTAGACACTGGTGATGCTAATGTAGTAAGAATATCTGCAATAAGTACATTAACATCTCCTGGTGGTGCAACTGGAAATGTTCAATTTAACTCTAATGCAGGAACATTTGGTGGAAATTCAAATCTTTCATGGGATACGACTACTAATAACAAACTAACAGTAGCAGGAAATGTATCTTCTACAACTTTTAGTTCTAGCGTAACAAATGCGGTTGGATATTATGGTACTTCAAGTTTTGCAATTTCATCTTCTAATGCAATATCATCAAGTTATGCTTTATCATCAAGTCATTCAAAAAATGCTTTAACGGCAAGTTATTTAGATAGTGGAGGTTCTCCTTTTGCATTTTCACATGCATCGTGGACTGCAACTGTTGCAGGAGTAGTCACACCTCTTACTAGTTATAATGTAAGTTCCATAACACTATATGGAACACAACCAACAGTTGCTGCATATGATATTAGCAGATATGCTGATGTAGTTTTTAGCACACCTGTTGGTAGTGCAAATTATACCGTATTAGCATATTGCAGTTGGAATAATCCTGCGGATGTATATTCATCTCCATATAAACATTTTGCTGATATAGGCACATCAATAGTGAGCTCTAGAACTTCTGCTGGATTTAGAATAACATCAGTTGTAGGTTGGTATGCGGGTTCAGCTGGTGATGGTGATGATTATTGGTTTAATACTAGTATATTTCCAGATTATACTTCATTTGTAGTATTCAAATAAAAATATGAAAAATTATAAACATGCATATTGGATAAATAGAAATAGTGAACCTTGTTATACGGTTTTTATTACACCACACGAACAATTGATTGAAGCAATAAACAACAATAATGCAATTATATTAGATGAAATACATGATTTTGTTAAAAAATCCGATCCAAATTTAAATTTTTTAAGTGCATATGTTTTTGATTTTGAAAATAAAAATATTTTAATTAATATGGAAGTTGCAAAACAAATTGTATTAGGTTATATTAGAAATAGAAGAAATGAAGCATTAAAAGAGTTAGATGCGGAACAGTTTAGATTTATGGTAAACCAAGATAAATTATTAAAAATTGATAATGTAAAACAACAACTTAGAGATTTACCAATTCAAGTTTCAAATTCTATGTCTAGTTGTTTTAATTTAGTAGATTTAAATCATATTTTACCCCCAATTTTACTTTCTTATAAAGAAATGATATAATTTGTATATGTCAGAAGTAATTCGTAGTAACATTGAATGTGATTTTTTAGATGAATTTATAAACGAATTTAAAACAACAAAAATAAATAATGATATATTAACACATCCTAATAATGAACATCATTGTTCAGATGATATATTATTTGATTTAATTAAAAAATCAAAAGAATTTGAAAATTTGCAAAAAGCAAATGAAAATAAAAAATTAATTTATCTTGATCGAAAATTAATACAGAAATATAATTCAAAGTTTATATATTTTTTACAAAAAAAATTTCCATCTAGTTCTATTCTTTTATCAGGTAATTTTTTATATCCTAAAAATGGATATATGGGATGGCACACAAATGCTGATACTCCATATTTACGGTGTTATATAACTTATTCTGAAAATGGAGATTCTTATTTTAAGTATAGAAATCCAAATACTAAAGAAATAATAATTGACAGAGATAATATTGGTTGGACATCTAGATATTTTATGATTTCCAATAAAACAGAAGAACTTTTTTGGCATTGCGTTTATTCAAATACCAATCGGATAAGTATAGGATATAGAATAATTAATAATTTGAAATAATAGTTTGTTTATATGATATATATTATCATCATATATTGTAGACTATGCCAACAACAAGTATAAAAATCAGTCAATTAGATCCTATTGCCAGTTTAACTGGCAGTGATTTTTTTCCAATTGATCAAAGCAGTTCTATAAAGACTTATAGAGCTAGTTTGACACAATTACAAAATCTATTTTCAACAGGAAGTTTTACTGGATCTTTAACTGGCAGAATTACAGGAACAGGCACATCTCCTCAATTTGTAGGAACAAGTAGTTGGGCAATTAGTTCCAGTAGATCTATTAGTTCATCATATTCAGATTTTTCCAATAGTAGTAGTTACGCATTGAGTTCTTCCAATGCAGTTACTGCAAGTTATGCATTAAATTCAAATGCTGGAGATTTATCCGGTGGAGGTACATTAAATTATATTCCATTATGGACAGGAAATAAAACATTGGGATCAACAAACGCATTTTATGCTGAAACTGGTTATTTTACATCTACACAAGATTTAAAAATACAAAAAGCAAGTCCTGCTTTATTTGTTACTGGTTCCGGTTTAGGATATGTAGCAGTAAGAGCTGAATACAATAGTAGTTTAATGTTGCAAAGTGCTCAATCCGCATCACAAGATGGATGGTCACTAATATTAAGTGCGGATGGTGCTAATGCTGCTCCGGGAAATTCCTATGATATTAGAGGAAGATTAG